TTTTTTCTTATCTGTTGAACTCTTTTTCAGGTTCGTTCGGGTTGTCGTCTTCTTTTTCTTCTTATCAATGCCAAGGTCCTTTGTGGTCTGGATTTTAAGCGGACGATAACGATAAAAGGAAATGCTATAAGAGTAATCTCCTTTCCCGCCAAATTTCTTATATTCAAAGCTATTAATCGTCACATCAACATTGATGCCGCCGCCGGCAGAAATGATAAGGTTCAGAACCGTTCCCTTATCTCGCCAGTTTTCCAGCTTCTTTATAACAGATTTCGGATCCAGCCACTTCGTATGTATAGTGGACATCTTTTTTCTGGCTCTTCCCCAGAGGTATCCATCCCATTCATATGTTCTTATATCAGGTCCGGTTGGAAATGCAAACACGCCCTGTTTTATAATGTCGTATTTCTGATATTTTGCATTTCCTTTGACCCTTATCTCTTTGTCTGGAAGAGAAGGAAAACGAAGGCTGGATTTCTTATTAGCTGCTTCTTTTACAGTTACTTCCATGTTTCCCCTCCTTCCTAAGTTGGCATATTTGCATATGATTCAAGTAATCTTGTTGCCAGTTCACCAGACATCTCATTAATCAGCTCTTTCAGTTTTTCCTTGATGGTATTGACAGTATCATTTCCGCTATTTCCGTTGATATTGAACACAGGGTTCATGTTAATCACAACCTGCCCCTTGTCTCCGCTACCAGAAGAATCTCCAGAAGTCGAGTCTGAGGAACCGCCTGACAACGGAACATCACCAATCATGCCGCCGTCTGCATATTCTTTTACTCCAAGCGCACGTCCTGCCTGCAACCACAAATCCATACCTCTATCACGGCGTTTTGAACCAAGAGGAATAATCGCCTCTGGACCATCTTCACCTACCCAGGACAACAGTGGACCGGTAACAATGCTTCCTTCTGCATTGCCTGCAATAGATGCCGTTACAGAAGAACCGCTTCCGGAGGTTGTAATTCCGGCAGATGGATTTGTGATATGCCAGTCAAGAGTTACATTAACAGTGCATGATGCCGCTATCGGATTTGAAAATGTAGACTGTACTTCAGACGCCACTTCAGAATATACTTCTGCTGCATTGTTCGTTTGATCGAGCGTTACATCGGTATGGCCATCTGCCGGCATAGATTCTGAAAATGTAGATTCCACTTCCGACTGTGCCTGTTCCTTGGCACCAGACGCATCTGTAGTTGCTTCAGTGATATTAACATTTGCAGACGTATCTGTTTCCACGGGCTCTGTTTCTGT